CATTACTGTTGAATTTGTTAGTAAACTCGACAATTTCAACATGATACTGAGTATTCGTCATATTGGTCATAGCCAAATGATAACTAGCATACAACAAATCTACTTTTAAACCAATAGGGGTGAAATTAGTGGCTCCCAAAATACCGGGACCAGCTATACTCTTAGTTTTGTTGTTATACAACACAGAAGCGGCATCTAAAACTCTTTTCAAAGTGTAAGGGTGGAAACTCATGCCAAATTCCGTATAATCACCGGCATTAGCTTGCAACCTCTGAGCATGAACAGCAACAGTTTTAGTACCAAGCAGTACATCACATCGAATTTCTCCAGTATAAGTCTTGGTGTAAATTCCGACGTTATCTTTACAGGACATAACCTTCTCGACTACATTTTTAATCACCTTACGAGCATTACGGCGATCACGCATAACGCGCTTCCGACTAGTGCGAGGCTTAGTCCTAACACGCACAGGAATCCGTCTTCGTAGTGGGCGACCAGGGGCGCGAACTCTGTTAAGTGGGAGGGTTCCGTTTGTCGTTCTTCTTCTCTTAGCATAGGGCATTTAAGGAAAGAATTTATTAGTAAATTCTACTTGTCTTTCGACGGTGGACATTGGAACTGGGAAGATCTCCCATTATCCGCAAAGCTGTAGCTGGATTACTGGGAGCTGAACCTGTTAAACGACCACGGGCGGACCCAGTAACGGGAAATGGAACTGACCCATATCCAGTTTTGGGTAGCTTCATATTTCCATAAGGGCGGCTCCTGTAATTGGACGAGGCACGGCCCATTGCCTTAACCTTATCGCCCCACCATTTGCCTAACTTGGCACCTCTGTAAGCTCCTGCATAAGGACTGGTGCCAGCAAATTTATCAAAGTAACCAACTGCACGACCACCAGTATAGAGAACTACTGACATTTTGTTAAAGTTTTTTATTGGAATTCAGTAATTTGTAATCTACGCAACAAAGCATCCTTAGTCTCACGATCGAGATCGACATACCAGTTCATAGGGTGCAAATTACTTGTAATCCAAATCTTCCTAGCAACTAGGGGCTTGCTTGATCCTTTAATTTCAACGTTGACCGGATATCGATCAAGCCAGCGAAGCATGTGGCTAATGTCGATACCTCCTCGAAATTCATCGATAATAACATGGTCATGATTGCGGTAGCCACACCAAAATTTTGAACGCGGATCTTTAGGGTATGCATCAACACCTGCCTCATCCCAAGCTCTTCGGCTCTTCCCCGTTCCAGTTGGACCATAAAAAACGAACACAGTTTTTTCCATCCCGACAGGCTGTGCGTGATCTGCTGCAATGCTGACAAGGGTGCGATAATATCGTATGTAAACGTCCTCTGGGACCAGATCAAGTTGACCGCTTTGCGCCAGTTCTTTAACTCTTTTCCAGTCTGTGCCATTATTCCGATTGAAAGGCTTTGTCCCAAATTCGAAAGGTTCTCCGTCTCGAGTGTCGTCTTTGTGGACATAAGCTTCGGCAGCAACGGAGCGGGAGGGCTCACAGTGCATCCCTTGAATTCCGAAGGAGCTTTTGACTTGGTTGAGGGTTTTCTTGGACGGATAGGCAACAAGGATCTGCCAGTGGAGGTAACCAGTTTCTCCTCTTTCAGGTTGGCCAATACACCAGCAACTTCCAGTTGGCAAGCCTGGTGTCCAGAGATCTGGGACTGAAGTAGTTCTTGGGATGGTGCAGATCCAGTAGCGGGCTTGTCGCATTGCATTAAGAAAATGGGGAAAAAAGCGCGCTTTTATACTTAATATCACGTGTTTCCCCATTTTTCATTGGATGCCACAATTGATGGATTGTTCTAGAACATTCCAGATCATGGCGAGCCATGATCCATCGCTATAGTACGTAGTAATGGCGGATCAGTCACGTGTCTGACCCTTTGTTGTACTATAGCGATAATGTTGACAAGTCAACATCGACTTATTTTGCGATTTGATAAATCGCTATTTGCGACTTGATAAGTCGCACCCTAACCTAACCCTAACCTAACCCTAACCTAACCCTAACCTAATCTAACCTAACTTCCTCGTATGCAAAGCAAGAGAATAATTTGGGGTGTAAGCGTTTTATTAAACGATCGAGGAGAAGTTAGTGGAAGTAGGACCGTAATCTCTGTCAATACGATTAAGTGGTCCTCCTGGCGGCACACCATGGTCACTAAAGAAAACCCGTTTATCACCTTGATACTCATCCAAGGTTGCATCGGGTTCAATCATCTTGAAGACTTCATCAATTTTGACAACAAAACCGTTATTCGCGTCATCAGCAACAGTATTATCACAGTAGGTGTAAGTAGTTCCGTTAGAAACAATACCAACTACTGGATACAACACAACAATTACCTGTTTCTCTCCTTTCGAAAAACTAGGAATTTCTGGGTCCGCGCCTTCACCTTCAGTAACTAATTTCTTTTGGTAATCGACGCACATTTTATCTTTAGTGAAATAGTTAATGGTAGAGCCTGGTTTCACTAGTTTCTTCCCGAAACTTTTCATGGCATATCTGTTAGACAAACCTTTGATCATACCGAATTGCAAATCACATTCCATACGCCAAATACCATTACCAGCATTACCCATAACTGGTATTCCTTGGCTCCAATTGGTACCTCTGAGCAATTCAGCGAGAACATCCATCACACCGGCATTACTGTTGAATTTGTTAGTAAACTCGACAATTTCAACATGATACTGAGTATTCGTCATATTGGTCATAGCCAAATGATAACTAGCATACAACAAATCTACTTTTAAACCAATAGGGGT